GGAATGCGGGCTGGTGTGAACGGGTTCAAGACACAGCGGATAACCATGTTGCCACAAACCCAGACATTGACTTGCAGTTCGTCGAACTCTGACATCTCGTCAGCTTCAGGAAGACCTGCTTCGTAGGCCATCTTGGAATCCAAGACACCCCAATACTCTAGAACCTCGTAGCGGTTACCTTGATAATAGGGTTCGGTTTCGTCTTCGCGAATAGTGTCTTCGTAATACTTGTCCTCGTAATTAGGACCTTTGGCAAGACACTCTTCAACAGCCTCTGAAATAAAATGAGGACGCTTTATGAGCGCACGAAGCTGTTGGCGGTTCATGCGGTGACGTTGAATAACATATTCACAGTCTTCGATGCTAGTAGCAGATGGGTCAGGGTGGAAATCCCACACAGATACCATTTCAATCCGTGGAACGGTCTTTTCTTCTGGGTTGTAAAAGCGTTCGCCGTTTTCGTCGCGTTCCCATTTATGAACACGCTTATAGAAATTAAAGGGACCTTTTACGATACCCGTACCCAGAAGGGCTGATTCAAACACAGCGTTACGCATAACGTTGACTGCGTTCGTGTCGGTTAACTGGTCGTGAATAACTTTTTCCATCCGAAGGGCTGCTTCTTGGGCCGGACTAATCTGAGGTTCGCCCATCCGTGCCGGACCCTCTGCCAAGGGAATGCCTTCGTATTTTCTTTGAAGGCCACCTAGAAAGTCGCCACCCGGTTTTGCTTGCAATGCACCCGGAGCCAGTTCGCGACCATCTCCCGGAAACCCATAAGGGTCTTGGGGTTGCATCTGGTCCAAGGGGGTTTCCATGTGAGCAAACTCCGCGATACCTTCTGGTACGGGAGTAGCTTCGACAACAAGGGGAAACTTCTTGTTTGCGAACAGGATGTCGATGATTTGACCAAACGCTGCAAGAACCTTTGTCTTGGTAATACGAACAAAGACCTTCGACCGTTCTGAATCACGGTATTGGGTCGTTGAATCGTAGATACCCCTGAAGTTCTTATAGGCTTGGAGCCAACGCTGTTCGTGGGCGTATCGCCCGTTCTCAGCATCTTCGAACCGTGACTTTACATACGCAGCCAGCCCCGGCATTTGCTCTTCTGGGGCGTGAACCGAAACAGTAGTGTCGTCGGCTGGTTGGAGAAAGTTATCTTCTGACATCTGATTTTAGTAGTCGCGTTCTTCAGCCATTTTCATAACTGAGGGGTCCACTGCCGTTTTAGTCATCTTCTTTGGCATGTCCTCAGTAAGAACGCCTTGCTTTGCCATTGTGTTGAACTCAAGACCTTCGCGATACAGCTTGGCTGCACCACCTTGGTCATCAACAGATGTTTTGTCGGAGTTCATAATGTAAGCGGCACCCATCTTATCCATGGTACTCTCCTTATCTAGATAAAAAGCCTTGTTCTTCAACAGGGGCGGCTTGAGGAACCCTGTCAGGTTCGGGAATAAATCCCGTATCTTCTGTGGCGATACGTGCCATGTCTGTTCGTGAAGTTCCCTGCTGCTCTACTTCTGGGGCAGGGATGAAGTCTTGTCCGGCGTAGGGACCAGCGGGGTCGTACGGCTGCTCTTCGGGGCGGAGTTCGCCTGAAGCTAGTTCGCTAGGAGCGAGCATCATCGGAACTGCAGCGGCTGGGGCAGCAGCAAGACCTAAAGCCCGTGCGCCTGTTTCTAATCCAACTTCTGCAGCAACAGCGGCTGGCTCTTCTACGATTTGACGAACAGTTTCGATACCCAAAGCACCGATAGCAACTTTCTTTGTTGCCTTGCCAAAGTTCTTAATCAAATTATTGAAGTCGATACCATTACGGTCTAAGAAACCTTTTGTGGTATCGGATAAGTCGTCAAATGTCTTTGGTTCAGGAGATGCGCTGGTTGGCTTCGAAACAGGAACCTCTTCGCGAACCGGAAGGTCAAAGTAACCCTCATATCCTGCGGTTTGGGTCGTGATGCGAGTTTCTGGCATCGGGATTTTGGATTGGATATCGAAACCAGCATCCTTGGCAGCAGTTCCCCAAAATTCTGCGAACATGTTGGCATTCTGGCGGTCAACCTCACCAACTGCACCCGGAAATGCCTGCTGATAAGTTGTCAGTTCACCTGTGCTGCTCTTACCGGCTGATTTTAGACTACGACCTTGCAAATAAGCGAGGCGGTCTTGGTCTATACCAATTGATTGACCCACAGTAGCGTGGATGTTACGTATAAGGGCTGAACCCTTCTTACCAGAGAATCCTGCAGGAGCCAAGCTGTCGAAATAACGGCCTGTACTGGCATCAAAAGCAATATCCTTGACCTTGACATCTTTTAACAAGTCTGTCATGTCTGCAGATGTAACAACTTTACCATTTGGCTTGACAAAGAAATTTTCTTTGTTGCCAGCAGCTAGGTTTTCTTGTAAGATGCTATCTGCAATCGGGTTCAAGGGGATGTTCACGGCTCGACCCTTGGCACCTTTGGTTTCTGCCTCAATGTAGATAGCACCGCTATCTGGCTTGTAGGCATTTAACTGAAGACCGGCAGCAGCGTTAGGACGAAGACCAGTGTTGAGGTTAAAAATGATTGCTTGTGCAATAGCTTTGGTGTTAGGGTTGTCAAGATACTTGGCGACACCCGCGAACAGTTGGCTCATCTTGGCTTTATCTGGGTTGATAGCAACCTCTGATACGGCCTTTGCTGGTTCGCTACGTCCAAAGATACGGTTGTTTAAATCTGTGTTCGGAGCCTTATCTGGCAACAGCTTGTATTCAGGTGTGTCAGGACCAAGCGAACCCTTCAAGGTTAAACCGACTTGGCGAAGGTTTTGCATCGCTGTCTTTACAGTCGATGTATCCTCAGTGCCTTTAAAGGTCTTTGAAAGAAGAGTGTTTCCTTCAGGGTCCTTTTCGAACAGCCGTAGGGCGGAGCCGGGTTCATCTGCAATGTCTTTAAAGAATTGTAATGAAGAAGTAACAAACGCCTTACCCCGCTTCGACTTCTCAGCGTAGGATTCAGCAACTTCACGGAGAGTAGCGGTTTTGGGGTCTAGTTCTGCCACGGGTTGATTTGCTGCCTTCGGTGTTTTTGCTGTTGTTATGTTTTTGGATGCAGATGCGCCTCTTTCTTGCATCTCCATAGTCTTGCCAAATTTCTTTTGATAATCCTTAAAACTTTTCTCTTCGAACATTTCAGGTGCTTCTAAACGAATGGCATCTGCAATGCTAAATTTTGCATTTTCATCTGCAAGCGGAAAGCCACTAAAATCTAAAAACGCTATGGCTTGTTCGGCAGTTAATTTTTTAGGCGTTTTTACTCGTGTTTGACCCGGTTTTCCCCCAAAAGCCTCGAACAGTGCTTTCATATCCTCATCAGAACTGTTTTCAATATAGGGGATGTCCATATATTGTCTGAAAACAACTAAAGCATCTTGTACAATCTTCTGGGCAGTACCTTTTCCTTTATTGATGTTTGTTATCTCTGCCACGGCTAGTATCCAAAGGTAGCATCATAAGGTTTAAAGGTCTGGTCCTTTATCCCCTGAAGCGTTTTATGTATAGATTGATAACCAGATGTTCGCGTCATAACCATATATCGCAACGCATCATAGGCATGGTCCTCTGCTCGCGTGTCTACATCTTCGCTGTTAGTTTTGGAGAGTGGAATGCCCGATAGCTGTGCAATGATATGCTTACAACTGGAAAAAATCCGCATACGGGGTTCGTTGGAGTAAGGGTCGTCAGCAAGCCGCCTGTGTAGTTCCATTTTTCCTTGAAGACGGTTGCGGTCTGAGGGAGTCCACCTAACCCCGGCCCTCATCATAGTTTCTGCGATTGATGGGCCGAATCCGGTTTTGTTCCAACAGGAAGAGTCTAGGACCGTGTAGTGTGGTGTAGGGTCTAACTCTTCACATTCTAATATTTTATCAGCTAATTGTTCTGCTGTCAAGTGTTTTACGTATAATTCGCGATAAACCCAAATATTGTTATCCCAGTCAATAGCACCCCACAGAACACACGACGGCGACGAGTAGCCGTAGTCGGCGGCTCGTATGCGGGGCCAGTTCGTGGGAAGGTCAAAATGTTCGACCACATGTCGTGTCCTTGAAAATTCGGGGAAGGCGGCTCCCTCCGCAACATCCCAATCCCCTTCGAGAAGCCGTCTACGCTCGACTTCTGGGAGTGACCGAAGCATGGCCTCGTATTGACCATCTGCCATCAGGAAGGGGTTATCAGTCAGCCGTGCTGGAATAAACTTGCGGTAGAACAGAGGCTGACCCGCTTTTGGGTGGTTTTCAGGCCACACGAAAGTACGGCCCGTCTCTAGGTCCTTGGCCCCGAACGCCTTGTTTGGTTCGTGGGCATCAATGTACATTTTCTTAACCCACCAGCCGCCAACACCGCCGGGGTTAGCTGTGCAGCGCATGGTTAGGCTACTTTGTAATTCAGGGTCTGTGGAGCGAAGACGAGAACGCAAATAATCCCAGACGTAGCTTGTTGGGTATTGGGTTATTTCGTCGATACCAATCCAGTTGAACGCCTGTCCTTGGAAACGGGTAACATCCTTGTCCCTGTCGAGATACGTGAACCACATGGTTGCACCAGACGGGAACACCCACGTCGACTTTGACTCGCGGAACACTGCTCCGGGAAAAGCCTTGGGGTATAGCTGCTTCGATTTGTCGATGAGTTCGGTTAGTTCGTCGAGGGTACGTCTTAGAAGTAGCCCACGATGATTGGGATTATGGCAATAGCGTAGGGGGTCAGCAAGTAGAGCAAACGACTTGCCGCCACCAGCGGCTCCCCCATAGAGTACATCTTGTTCGGAAGCCGAAAGAAAGTCT